AGTACAGTTACCGCAGGTTCATTTGTAGGTAATGCTTCTACATCTACAACAGCAACAAATATAACTGCCGTAGCTAACAATACAAACAACGAAACGGTTTATATATGTTTTGTAGATGGTGCAACCGGCACACAAGGCATTGAAACAGATACTGGATTAAACTATAATCCTTCAACTAATATATTAACTACAACTGCAACAGCGGCACGATATGCTGATTTAGCAGAAAAATATGTTGCTGATAAACAATATTCAATTGGCACTGTATTAATGTTGGGTGGAGAAGAAGAAGTAACAGAATCAACAAAACTGACAACTAAAATTGTTGGAGTATATTCAGAGTTTCCAGCTATTATAATGAACGATGAACTTGAACATGAAAATGTTGTAACAATTGGTTATTTAGGTCGCGTCCCGTGTCGTGTAATAGGAAAGATTGGAAAAGGTGATATATTAGTTGCTAGTGAAACGCCTGGCGTAGCAAAAGCTCTTGACATGGATAACTTTTTTGTCTTTAAGCCAGGCATTGTTATTGGTAAAGCTATTGAAGATTATGATAGTGACGAAGAAGGTTTGATTGAAATTTTAGTAGGGAGAAATTAAGTTACATCAATTATTGTTTGTATTTTTTGTTTTATAAGATCAAGTTTTAATGTAGAAAATACACCTGGATGTAATGGAGCAGGCCAACCATTTAATGTAACCCATGCATAACCACAATGTTCACGATTTAACGATGGAATAAATTCTGAGTCAACTAATAAAATATATGTGTGGTAAGTAAATTTCTTGTTTTCAGACGTAAATAATTCAATTGGTACTGTTTTAATAATATTTGGCGCAAATCCAATTTCTTCTTCAATTTCTCTCAATAACCCTTCATAAGGTGTTTCATTATCTTCAACTCTTCCACCAGCAAAATCCCACGTGTTATTATATTTTGAACTATTGCGTAACAAGAATAAGAAACGCTCGGATTCAACTGAATAAAATATTCCACCAGAGCTGACAATTTTATGTTTCATTATGGTGATAATAATATAGACCAATGGCCTGTACGATATTCTCCTTCATAAGATTTAACCCATTCTCCAGATTCCCATTTATATTGTATGCCACTATTTGTATTAACAACATAATGTATACCAGTAGCAGTAGAAGCATCGTATGATACAAACCAATCAGTTCCATCAAATTCAATTATATCATTACGACTTGCAACAACTCCACCTGTACCAACACCAGGCCATGCAGATGCAAGACTTCCAACGTTAGCAGTAGAACCAATATCTTCTAATATTATATATCGTTGTCCACTAGTAGCAGTTGGTAATCCTGAATCAGGACCTTTCTTTAATGGATTGATTACAGCATTTACAGCAGTTAAATCATTGACAGGAATAGTGTCAGTATCTACTGTAAAATTAAGAATTGTTTCGTCTACAGTATCTAAAACAACAGTTCCTACCACTTCAGTATAAACTTGATGAACGTCACCGCCATCAAAATATTGTAACAATTTTACTTGGCTTGTACCATCATTTAAATTACCATATTGTTCAATGACTTGTGGCCATGGGACAGGCGGACCATATTTTTGTGGAATATGATCAAAATCAACATCTTCTTTAGTTGATCCTGTTATAGGTTCGTCTACTTGCACCACTTGTAATTGGCCGTTAATTAACAACACACCGTAATTTAATGGCGTATAATATTGGCGTTGACCCATTAATAATGTTTCACTTAAGACACTAGCTTCTAAGTCTCCATCACCATCAAATATTCCCATAACGACCTTTTCAATAACACCAAGACGTTTTATAGCAACTGGCGGTGCAATATAAATTAACAATTCAAATGACATTGTCATTATATCAATTGATGTATCTGTTCCTGCCGGAATAGTTCTATTAGTCCATTCAAATCCAGTCAATTCAACAACTGATATACTGGTCCAATCAAAATAGTTCCTATTTGTTTGAATTTCAAGACTAGGATTAAACATATAACAAATTTGCTCAACTAATTGTAATTTTTGGTCAGTGTTTGATGTCCATATATCAGCATTTAGTTCTAATTTATATGGTGTTGGTGTTGGGCGTTCTATTGTATATGTATCGCCTGGCGCTCCTGTATATTCACCTGTATCTTTATCATAATATCGTTCTTTAGCATGTTTTTTATCCTTAAAATACGGATTTATAATGTCTTCTCTGCTATAACTCATTCCTGTTATATAACAAGATATATGTGGAGCAGATGGCATTACAGCTTCACTATTTTGATTAATTATAGTGGCAACATTTCTCGTCCAGTCACCATAAGTCGCTGGAACTTGAATCAATGCTTCATTTCCAGAGCTATCTTTACCAGTTTTAACATAGTAATTGCTCATCATACGAACAAATTGAAGTATAAAACGTCTAATTTGTCCATCATAAAAATAATCGGTCATTTTTAATCTTCTCTAATTTTTAATACTTTGCTCAAGCTATCTCTAGAATCAATTTTAGTTCCATCTGAAAGTGTTATTTGGTCTTTATTATTAAATGCATCAGTTTTATATGTAACTCTGTCTGTAGTGTTTGTCATTATCATTGTTACATCATCTTCAACATGTATCCAACGAGATCCATTAAAAATATATAAACGATTTGGCATAAAATCTGTTCGTAATACGTATTCACCAATCGTAGGAATGTCTGGAAAAGTAGTTTGTACCTTTACAGGGAATCCATTAGGTGGAACTCCATCTCCGGCAAGATAATGTTCCATATCATGATCTGGTGAACCCCAATAATATGATGATTCTAATGCATCTGAATCCGCGGATATGTCAAATTCATCAGCCGTTCCTAATTGTAATGATCCATCTTCATTGCGTGGGGCGATCCAAAAATTACCAGTTTGAAATCCACTCACCAAAGCATCATTCTCAGCTTGTTCAATAATTGCATTGTTAATATCCAAATTAGCTTGATAGGTTGTTAATATTTCTTTTAATGTATTATCGTCGTCTTCACCTTCACCAACTCCGGTTATGTCTCCAATAATATCTCTATATTCTTGTGTATCTACTAATGGTGTACATTTTACTCTCCATATATGTGGATACCAAGTTTGACTAAATCCTTCAGAAGACCTACTACCTTCTTGTATTACATAATATCGTTTTAATGAATCAAGAACAGTCGAATTCCCATCGTCTAAAGCATAGTCATCTCTAAGGTGTGGCAGTTCAATTACATCACCAGACATTAATTTTCGTCCAATAACTTCAATCATATCAATTAAATGAAATGACATAAACAGTGTATCATTTTGTAGAAACAATCCAAATTGACTTAAATCATAATCAATATCTTGAACATTATACACACCTTTCATATATATTATATCTTTATCGTATTTACGATCACGGTTTTCAAGAAATAATAAATCTTGAATATCAAGAACACTACTATCTGTATAGTTTGGTTCAGTTGGAGTACCACCATCTGGATCTTCTTGTGGCGCTGGTCCTAAATACTTATGTACATTAATTCCAGTGCCACCAATGACAAATTGCTCACGAATGATATTATCCATGAATTTAAAGTCGTTTCCTTTTGTTGGTTTGTAAAAACTTAGTCTTGACATATGTTACCTTTTATTATATACTATTTATATTGAATTGTGGTTAACTACGGGAGAAATTATGGGTACACTTATGACTATGGTTGCAATGTTACTATCAATTGTGATGGTTTTTTTAGCTATATTTGGTTACGGCTGGAATATCTATAAACTTTGTCAGACTTGGGAAACTCCACTAAGTGGGATGGTTGTCTGTAGAATTATTGGAATATTTATTCCGCCGCTAGGTATTTTTATGGGATTTCTTTAATAATCAATGACTTACAACAACAATAAAGTTATTGACACAGATAAATTATCTGTTATAATAGTAGAACATTAAAATTAGGACCAACAAATGGCCAAACTATCAAAACTAGCACGTAAACGAGCAATGAAATGGGAAAATCCATTTGCACCCCCAAGCCTTGAACAATTTGCAGATTGTGAAATTGATCTTGAAGATTATACAGATGAAGAAAGACTAAAAGTTGACAAGGAAATGGTCAAAGGTTTTTCATATTACAAATATAATGCAGGAAGAAAAGATCCAAAGAAATGGTTTGTAGCTTATCTTTTTGCATCAGGAT